GCCTCCAAAGGTAATGTTGCATGTGCGATAACACATCATCTAATTGTCTTGCCTTTTTTGGCTCCATCGTTTGCGCTTGTCGCCTCAAGTTACGCATCTCATTGATCACCGCCTGACCAGGCCCATTGACTTCCAGGTTCAAGGTTGAGTTTTTATAGGCTCCAGCAAGGTAGCAAATGATCCATGCAAACTGGTAGGTGTTGATCTCTGAGGTAGCGAACTCTGCAACTTGATCAAGTCCATCCGCATACGCTCGATAGATCTGTATGCAGAATCTATCTGCCCAGTCAGAGCTTCCATACGCTGGGTCTGCTCCAATAACATAGTAGGCGTTATCAATCGGTTCCTCCCAAAGCGTTAAGGTCGCCATACGCTCGGTACTCTGTATCAATTCCGTATCTTCAAAATACTGGCCCATTGAAAATCGGTAATACCTGGGTAAAAGTTTCTTAGCTACCTTTGCCTGATCTGTACACCTTGTGTGACTGAAAAAACTACTACCAGTCATGATGAAAGCATAGTCTTCAGTCGGTGGAAACTCTTGATACATCAAGGCTTCATCTTTTAAGCCCTCATTGAGCTTCCAGCGCCACCAAGCAATCTGCCTTGTATTAACCTCTACTTGATAGAGTTTCTTAACCTCTCTTGTCCATTCCTTCTCTTCTGGACTTAACTTCCCATCCCAATACACCCTATACACATCCGACTTGGGGTCAGCCGCATAAAGCTCATTTCGCCACCAGCCACAAAAGATCGCTTTCTGTGTTTTGGCTTTCTTTGCCACTTGCCACATGTCATGCCACATGTTGAACCCGCGGGCAGTGCTTTCAAAGAGATAAAGCCTATTCGGGTTCTTTTCTGCTAATGAAGCCAACAAAGACGCTAGACCCTCTTCATCACCCCAACTGGATGTCTCCGTACCATGCAGGTAAGTAATGCCCTTACCACGCCCTAGCGACCCCTTGGCACGCAATCCTGCAACCTGGTAAAACAACCTTGATCGGTTCTTTAAGACCATCTGATTTCTGTTATGCGTCATAAGCGGAATCTTGAACTCAGGTGGCAAACCATCCATGTACATGGCAAGCGTGGTTCTAAACTGATCTCGGTTCTCTTCAGTATCTGTTGTTAACGTCCCCTGAAACCCAGGGTTCTTAAAATGCCAGTAAAGGTCTAAGGCAAGCGAGATCGTCGTAATTCCTAACTGCCTGCCCTTCAGAATCACAAAGAAATGCGTACCTTGATTCAACCCTTTGGCAATCTCTTCCATCACATAGGTCTGGCTGCCAAGCAAACGCTGCCCAAGGCGCTGTATACCCATTTCTTTTGTCTCTACCTTCAGTTCCCTACAGAATCGGTAGAAATGCTGTAAATCAAAGTTCATTCAGTGCCTGGTTCATATTCGTATTTCATACAAGGCTTTTCAGCCAATAAGCCATCCCTGATACAAATCAATATCACTTCCCTACTTTCTTTGTTTTCTTTGATGCCAATTTCTTGGCTCCATCTGCACGTTTTGCATGAGGGCTTCCAGTCCATAGTTTTCCTTTAACCACAATACCGTTTTCTCTTCATCAGCCGTTAAAGAGCGCTCTTTCCTCTCTTTTTCATACCACTTCATCGCTTGGTATGGATACGTCTTATCACCTTCCGTATACCGCTTAATCCAAGCTACCTGCGTCGCATGACTCATTCAACCCGCCACACCCTAACACCACCATCTACCTTCCTCGCCGTAAACTTCTTACCGCTCTTTCTCCATTCTCGATAGTTAGCATTACATAACCTACCTAACTCACCATCTTGTACATAGAAACTATCTCCTAGCTCTAATACATCGTATGGGTATTTAGCTATCTTTTGCTTCTCAGGTATCTCTATGTTCTTTTCTAACGTCACCATAACCGTACATCTCCATATTGTCGATGTACTCATCATATCGTAAAAGCTGTTTTTTCTTGGGGCGGGGAGGGTTACAGTGCACTCAAAAACGCAGGCCCCGTCCCATTCGATCTCGCCACAACGAACCGGCTGCGCATCGGCTGCGCGTCCATTTCAGGCCCGATCAACCTCGAGCACATGCCTGCTCTTACGGTCATGACGGGGAAAGGTACGCTCCCGCACCCTTGTATGGCCATGTCGTTATCGATAAAATCGATCAAGAGGGGGCTGTTAGATAATTACACCAATAACCCCCAATGCTCGAATGAGCATAGGCCCATATAAGTACTTATACACAAATACACAATACACACTCTTATATATATGTAATGCTTAATGGCTTGTTACGTAATATGTGTGCTCGGTGTATGTTATGTCATTCTAGTGTATGACCGTTCATCCGTTCGTCGGCTAGTTAGTATACCTATACTTAAGTAGTGTCTGTTATATCTCCATGTTAGCTACATTATCAATGTAGTACTTAATCAACCACCTGGAGATAAGCATGACTAAATCACAAACTAAGCAAATAGACATCCTAAAAATACATGCTCGGCTCGGCAATGAGCATGCTGTAGCAGCCGGACTATCAGCTCTTATCAGAGCTGCCATGAATAAAAAACAAAGGCAAGAGCTCTTAGGTTGGGCTGCTTATTTCAATGTCCTAAATCACGAAGCATTCATCATCTAAATCAATAGGGGCTAACCACCCCTACTAACTAACCTATTGGAGTTCATAACATGCGTGGATTTATCTTTTATCGTGGCAACTCGCCTATCGACAATGCGCCTATCGTCGGAATAGCAGTCTTAAAGTCTCGCAATGAGAAAACTGGCAACATGGTGCAGACTTTCATTCTAAGGTCAGATATCCATCCAATGGATGCTATCAAATCAGCTGACGATGTCAGCATCTGTGGATCGTGCATCCACCGCGGGGATAGTCAGACTAAACGGACATGTTATGTTGATGTTGGCAAGTCTGTTAGTCAGATTTATAAAGCTTTCCGCCGTGGATCTTATCCCGACATGTCGCGCGATCTTAGCCATGCAGCTGCACAGCTGAAAGGTCGCAAGGTCAGACTTGGGGCCTATGGCGATCCGGCCATGATACCCGCTGATATCTGGTATGCATTATTGTCTGAAGCTTCAGATTGGACGGGATACTCTCATCAATGGAAGCAAGCTTTCGCCATGGCACATCGTGAGCTGTGTATGGCGAGCGCTGATTCGATTGAAGACCGTGACATTGCGCGCTCCATGGGGTGGAGAACATTCAGGGTTATAGCAATCAATGCCACCCCTAAGCTTGATCGGGAGATCTATTGCCCAGCGTCTCCCGAAGGTGGTAATCGTAGGCAATGCATTACCTGCGCAGCATGTGACGGAGCATTAAAACCCGAGTCAGTATCGATTGCCATAGTCGCACATGGCAAGTCAGCTGCGCATTATCAATAAGAGGATCAGGCAATGAGACAAGCTTTCATAGACTGGCTCATTGCCGCTGCCTTTGGCATTGCCTTAGGTGCGGCAGTGTTCTATTACCTGTGAGATATCAATATGACCATCTTAAAAAACAATGAGTACGGCATTGCTGCCCAGGTCTATCAGAATGCTCGAGGGCAATGGGTTGTCCGTCTAATCGACACTGACGCTGACGAAATACTGCCAACCCTGAAGCTTTTCGAGACTGAAGACGAGGCCCTGGCCTTTGCTCGAGACTGTATCGCCTAACCCTCTCGCGAGCCCCTAACCTAATCGGAGATATCACCATGATCGCAATGACAGCACGTAAACCAGGAAGATGCGCACGCACTGGCAAAACCATCAAGCCAGGTGATGCCATTCTATGGAGTCCGCGCACCAAACAGGCCATGCTTGCCGGTGTCGATACCATCGGTATCGGCGGCAAAACCTACTACCGAAACCGTGCAGGACGTTGTGAAGATGCACCCTGCTGCGGTTGCTGCACGATCTAAACCCGCTCACAAGGCCCTTAATCGGGCCTACAAGCAACTTTTACCTACTTACTGGAGTCAACCTACATGGACGATAAACAAATCCCTCTATGGGTCTCTTTATTCAATTGCCAAATTCACCCGCAAGACTGGTGCATACCCGTTGAAACCGTTTGGAGACGGGCAGGATGGAAACCACCATCGAAGGAATGTCCTGAGACTATGGCTAAGCAGAAGAGCTTCAGAACCTGGACTGTCACGCTACCCGCCAGCGAGTCCAAATGAAAAAGAAAAGACTCTTGAAAGACATTGCTGAAGAGTCAGCAGCTTGTGCCAGCGCTTGGGAAGAAGAGCTTGCAAGGCATGTCGCTTATCTGCCTTTGCTATGCGAGCAGGCAGGGGTGACTGAA